TGGATCACATAAGAAACGAAAAAAACAAAGAGATACAAAAACTAAAACAAGAACTAAAACAATACGAGATATGAACTATTGGGAAACACCAGACGAGATAACTTATTGTAGAACGTGCGACACAGAAACAAACGGAGAAACCTACTGCTGTAGAGATTGCTATAACTATGATCTTGAATAATATGGATAAGATAAAACTATTAGACAACAAATATTACGACAAAGCAGAACTGCTTAAGCGTATGGAAGATGACACTTTTTACTATGGGGAACTAAACACCCTTGCGCTTAGTAGTAGCAGCCTTAAACAGCTTCTATCAAGTCCTAAGACGTATAACTTTAGCTTGAAGTATGGGACTGGCGATAGCCCAGCTTTAAGGGCTGGTGCTTTGTTTCATTGGGCAATACTTGAGCCAGAGAAGTTTGCCTCTCAAAAGTTTGTAGAGGTACAAAGCAGAAACACAAAGAAGTTTAAAGAAGCTGTGGCGGAGTTTGGAACTGTTTACACCGCTAAGGAAAGAAGCGAAACAGAAAGGCTTGTAGATGCGTTCTACAGAAACGAACACGCTAAGGAACTAATTACCAAAGCAGAGTTTGAGATACCAGCAATAGACACAATTTTAGATTTTCCGTTTCGTGGGAAGGCAGACGTATTAGGGGGTAATAGAATTTGCGACATTAAGACCACAACAAACATAAAGGACTTTAGCTGGAGTGCCAACAAGTACGGATATGATGTACAATGCTACTTATACTGCAACCTATTCAATAAAGAGTACAAAAACTTTCAGTTCTTGGTGTTAGACAAAGGATCACTTGACATTGGTATCTTTAACTGCTCAGAAGAATTTTATTACAGAGGCGAACAGAAAGTAGAGAAAGCACTTGACTTATATAACAAGTTCTTTATAGAGGGTGCAGATTTAGATAACTATTGCTTAACTGGACAATTATGATAGCGAGTTTATTAAGTAGGATAGGTATTGAGGTTTGGAAAGATATACCAAACTATGAGGGTAGATATAAAGTTAGCAACTTAGGTAATGTCAAAAGTTTAAGTTACAACAAAACTAAGGTGGCAAAGGTAATGACAAAAGGCTTAAACACAAATGGCAGATATAGAGTTGGTTTGTCAAAGAATGGAAAGCACAACGGAAACTGCAAAATATCTCAGCTTGTAGCTATGGCTTTTTTAAATCATAAGCCTTGCGGTTTAAAAATGGTAGTAGACCACAAAGACAATAACAAGTTAAACGATAGGCTTTACAATTTGCAAGTAATAACAAATAGACAAAACACATCTAAGGATAAGCGAGGCGGTACTTCAAAATATACTGGAGTATATATGGATAAAAAAAAATGGAGAGCAGCTATAAGAATAAATGGTAAAATAAAATATCTTGGTCTTTTTACAGACGAAAAAAAAGCTGCCCAAGCATATCAAAACGAATTAAAAAAAATAAATGAAAGCAAAGAAACACACACAGATACAAAGAATACTTAGGCTTGAAAACATAGTTGCCCAAATGTATGTAAAGTTAGAGGCACTAAAACTAATAATAGACAAAGACAATGAAAAAGAGAAGTCAGAGGATTGATTACATAAGCGGAACAGAAACCGCCTACACAATGACAGAACAAGAACAGTTAGCCTATGAAGAAGAAAAGGCTGGTGTATATGACGAGCCAAACAGAAAACAAATGCCAGTATTTAGCGGAGTACTTAAATATTTCCCAGATGCAATAAGAGAGGTGGCTAAAACATCTTGGATAGGCAACCAGCAACACCACCCTAACAAACCTTTACACTGGGATAGGTCAAAGAGTGGCGATGAGTTAGATGCTTTAACAAGACACTTAATGGAAGCTGGAGAGATAGACACAGATGGAGTAAGACATTCAGCAAAGGTCTGCTGGAGATCACTTGCCAATTTACAAAAAGAATTAGAAGAAAATGGGGAAGCACCCCTAAGCGATTATAACTTAAACAAAGAACAATGGTAATACACAACTACATATTCGACACTTACAGAATAGAACAAGAAAAAATAAAGGAAGCGATACAACTCTTAAAAGAAAACGGATATATAATACAAAAGAAAGAAGAAGTATGAAGATACTAAACTTATACGCTTGTTTAGGTGGTAATAGATATAAGTGGGATGAAGTAGCAGATGTTGAGGTTACTGCTGTTGAGTGGGATGAAGAACTTGCAAGATTATACCAGGAACGCTTCCCACAAGACACAGTAATAGTAGCAGATGCACACCAATACTTATTAGACCACTATAAAGAGTTTGATTTTATCTGGAGTTCTCCACCTTGCCCAAGCCATAGTAGAGCAAGAGGATGGAATACAAAACTTGAAACCAAATACCCAGATATGAAGCTGTATGAAGAAATAATAATGCTTGAAACAGTTGCAAAAGGAGAAAACCCAAGATTTAAAGGGAAGTATGTAGTGGAGAATGTTATACCTTACTACCAACCTTTAGTGCCAGCACAAAAAAGAGGCAGACATTTGTACTGGACTAATTTTATGCTGCCTTTAAATATAAACGAAAGAGCAAACCCACAAATAGGACACACTAAAAATGAGGTAGATGCTTTTTCAGAATTTCACGATTACAACTTTAGGCAATACAAAGGGAAGCAACCGATGAACAAAATAGCAAGAAACTTAGTAGATTATGAAGCTGGTAAAACAATACTTGAAACAGCGATAGGAGTAATAACAAAACAAAATGTAAAACAAACAGAACTATTTTAGTATGAAATTAGAAACAATTAGAGATACAATCCTTACACTTAAAAAAATAGACATCTTTGAACAAACAAGGCGTAGGGATGTAGTAGAGATGCGATGCGTAGCAAACCATTATATGAGCAAAGTAAAACAAATGCGCCTTATGGATATAGTAAGAGATTACCAACGCTGCGGATATGAAACACACCACGCAACTATATTATACTCACTAAAAAACTATGATCAAAACTGCTTTTACAATATCGACTTAGAGCAAATGTATAGAACACTATTAGGCGACCCTAAGTTGTTTGTGTTAGAACGCATACCAGATGCTACTGATAAGCAGATAGAACAGATAGAAGAAATACTTTTAAAATGACCATAACAAACGAGGACAATATGCAACTAATGGCAAGGTATGAAGACAACTACTTTGACCTTGCTATTGTAGACCCACCTTATGGCAAAAACCCTCATAGAAATAGCGATGGTTTGGGACTTGCTAAAAGAAATTATGAAAGTGGTAGCACACAATGGGATAATAAACCTTTAAATGAATATTGGAATGAACTATTTAGGGTAAGTAAAAATCAAATAGTATGGGGTGGTAATTATTTTATTGAACACTTACATTCTACAAATTCTTTTATTTTTTGGGATAAAGAAAAGCCATTCAAAAATTACGCAGATGGCGAATTGGCTTGGTCATCTTTTAATAAATCTGCTAAAAAATATACTTTTGCTTGGAACGGAATGATACAAGGAGATATGAAAAACAAAGAAGTAAGAATACACCCAACACAAAAACCAGTTAAACTTTACGAATGGTTATTAATGAATTATGCCAAAGAGGGAGATAAAATATTAGATACTCATTTAGGTAGTGGCTCAATAGCTATAGCTTGTCATAATTTAGGATATGATTTAACCGCTTGTGAATTAGACAAAGAGTATTACGATGCAGCACTTAAAAGAATTAAGCAGCACAAAGCACAGCAAAGGTTGTTCTAAAAAAAAATAAGTTTGTTTATATATTAGTAACTTGAATAATCAAGTTTTTTCAAGATTTAAAGATATGAGTAAAAATTATGGTGGCGCAAGACAAGGTGCGGGAAGAAAGCCAAAGGCACAAGAGCAAAAGCTAATACAACGCTTAGACAATATAATAGACAAAGACGAAGCAATAGAAACATTAGGTAAGTTAGTAGCTAAGGGCGATATGAGAGCCTTACAGACCTATTTAAGCTATCGTTACGGAAAGCCTAAAGAAAGTATGGACATTAATAGTTCGGAAGGCTTAAACATCAATTTTAGAGATTTAATTAAGTTCGTTGATTGAGGTAAAGAAAAAATATATGCCTATTATTGAAAACGATAGTAGGTACTTTATTGTGAGTGGTGGGCGTGGATCTGGGAAGTCATTTTCAGTAAACGCCCTTTTAGTTATGCTTACTTATGAAGCTGGGCACGTTATACTATTTACACGCTATACACTAACCTCAGCTTACATCTCAATCATCCCAGAGTTCTTAGACAAGTTAGAACAGTTCGGCTCAATAGAACACTTCCACATAACTAAGGACGAGATCATAAACAAAAAAACTGGCAGTAAGATAATCTTTAGAGGTATCAAAACATCAAGTGGCGATCAGACAGCAAACCTTAAATCTCTGCAAGGTATAACCACTTGGGTAGTAGATGAAGCTGAGGAACTAACAGACGAGCAGAAGTTTGACACCATAGACCTAAGTGTAAGGCAGCAAGGTAAAGCAAATAGAGTAATACTTATCTTAAACCCTACAACTAAAGAACACTTTATATACACACGCTTCTTTGAGGAACGAGGGGTACAAGAGGGAAGCAATACACAAAAAGAAAACACTACTTACATACACACCACTTACATAGATAACATAGACAACCTATCTAAAAGCTACATTGACCAAATAGACCAGATGCGTAAGCGCAGACCAGAGAAATACAAACAACAAATGCTTGGTGCTTGGATGTCTAAAGCTGAGGGTGTTATATTTAGCAACTGGGTTATAGGAGAGTTTAAGAGATATAGCGTAAGTGTTTATGGTCAAGACATAGGATTTGCTGCAGACCCAAGTGTTTTGATAGAAGTAAATATACACACCTCAACTAAAACAATATATTTAAGAGAATGCTTCTATTTAGAAAGGCTTACTACTTCGCAAATGGTAGAACTAAATAAGAAACACGCTAAGGAAAGCCTTATAATAGTGGACAGCGCAGAGCCACGCCTTATACACGAGATGAAAGCCAAAGGGTGTAACGTAAAGCCAAGCATAAAAGGTCAAGGAAGTGTAACGTACGGAATTAGCCTACTACAAGATTATGATTTGGTTGTAAGTCCAGACAGCACAAACCTCATCAAAGAACTAAACAACTACAGATGGTTAGAACGCAAAAGCAACACACCAATAGACAAGTACAATCACTTAATAGATGCGATAAGATACGCTGTAGGCTACCAGTTGCAAAACCCAAATAGAGGTAAGTATATAGTTCACTAAAATAATTTAAAATTGTTTATATATTAATATGAAAGTTAATCTAAGAATACCAACAAGCCTTAACGAAATAACCTTAGGACAATACCAAGAGTTTGCTAAGTTAGACGGAACGCTTGAGGACACACACGATACAGCGATACAACTTAAGATTGTAGA